CCCCCCCCCAAATGGGGAGGGCCCGGGTGCTTTAATACAGCATCTTGCAAATCCTTGCACACTGCCTTACAGAGGACTCATTTTGTTCACGCATAAGGAACAACGGAAATTGCAACCCGTTGGCCACGGAACCTGGCAGTTCTATAATGATCCGCCAGTTTCGTTGACACCGCTTCAGCATACGCTGAAGCAGGACACTTATTCGTGGGGCCATCCGGTGTCTCGCCTAGGCAGAACATCGGAGGATATTGGTGGACCCTTTAAAACGTCCAAAACTTGGGCGCAAACTGGCAGCGAAACCTTCGCTGTCCAAGGGCTCGGTCGAATCTATGTTGGAACCCTCCATACAGGATCGGCCCCGGCGACGGCTAGTAGTATCTCTTATGCAGCAAGCTCTCCAACTTATAAGTTGGATGCTGCTGGGAGCACTGCTATCGCTCGCACTATCCCCACCAGCCCCGTGTCATCTATATCAAATGCGGTCGGTGAACTCCATCGAGATGGAGTTCCCAACCTGCCTGGTATGGACTTAAAGAAGCGGGTTCAGGAATATCGAAGCCAGCTCTCTAATGAATCTAAGCGCAGATTCCGCAAGGAAAATCCGTTTATTGATTCAAAAGAGCTGAGTGGAGAGTACTTGAATTACGTCTTTGGTTGGCTGCCGCTGGTAAGTGACCTTCGTAAATTCGCGAGGGCAACTAAGAACCAGAATGCAATTATTCGGCAGCTTCACCGCGACTCGGGCAAGAATGTCAGGAGAAGGATTGACCTGACAAATGAGAAATCATCCACGACTAAGTCTGCACCGCAGTGGGGCTGGATAGCCCCATTTAAGTGTGACGGTAGTCAAATTGATTCATGGATGATCGCAGATGATCCCACAACCGGCTATATAGTCTGGAGCGAGAAATCGCAACATCTCTATTTTAGCGGTGCATATACGTACTATCTCCCAGATCCCCGTAAGGGTGTATTTGAGAAGATGGCACTCGCAGAAGTTGAATGTAATAAGCTTCTGGGAACCAGGCTCACGCCTGATGTAGTGTGGAATCTCGCACCTTGGTCATGGGCAGCTGACTGGTTTTCCAATACCGGCGATGTTATGTCGAATTGGAGCCAGCTGGGTGCTGACGGCTTGGTGTTGCGTTACGGTTACGTCATGGAGGAAGTAAATGAATCCAACCATGGCGTCTGGCAAGGGACAATAAATACCCCGGCTGGACCGCAACGGATCTCGGTACATGACGCCACTGGCGCCACTACCAAAATTCGAACGCAAGCAACTCCGTATGGCTTCGGGATCGACTTTGCTACTATGAGTAGTAAACAAATCTCGATCACCGCTGCACTGGGAATGTCCCGGTCGCCGCGAGTAGCCCTTTAAACCGCTACTAACTCCACATAAGGAAGTATCTAGAGGCTATTCAGCCTCTCTTCCTGATACAAAGAAAGAGCACTATGTTCTCTGATCCTCAGACCCTTACCCTCAACTCTGTTGCTAACACGCTTCCGCGTGTTAGCTCTGGAATCGATTCTGGGAAGTTCTCCAAGGACGACTCCAACCTGAAGCTTGCGATTTCCCATAACTACGGGAAGCGCAATCGGCGTCAGGTCAGGGTGGATTTCCGGAAGGTGGCCGCGGACCCACTGGCAACTGGCTTTAACAAGGAGTACTCTATGAGTACCTACCTTGTCATCGACCACCCGCCTGTTGGGTTCACGATCACCGAGGTGAAGTATGTGGTGGATGCCCTTTCGGCATTCCTCACTGCCTCAACCGGTGCCAACGTCACCAAGGTTCTTGGTGGCGAAAGCTGATTAGTTGTAAACTTTAACCTTCCTGTTTCACCCCAAAGGGTGGAGCTGTTGGTTGGAGTGACGACTAATTGCTTGCCGCGGGCCCCTCTTAGGGGGCCCGCGGTGGTAATGAGTCTGAAGACATTGTAGGACTGAGGATGCCCTTACCTTTATGAAAGGCAGGACATGAAAAGCCTGACAATGCTCTGGACTATTGCAGCGAACGAATTAGCTGCAAGATGTTGCACTAGCACCACTCGTGATATTATAACCGTCACGAGTCGGGAGAAATCAGAGGGGTCATCGTTTCTCACGATTACCCTACCTAACTTTGGAAAGGACTTCGAAAAAAGTCTTGACCAAGGTTTTGTCTCTAAAGACATCTTTCTCGGATGGAAATCATCCGTTAAGAGTCCCGGAATCCCTCAGTTTCTGAGTGGATTTCTGAGTCTGATCTTTGACCATGTTAATGGTGTCTTGCTCGACCAACCTGACATCGATGCTATATTTGCCGTGCGTCAACTTACGTTGATGTACGCCAAAATTCTCCTCCCTTGCAGTGATGCGAGGGTCGCGAAAGCGATCGAGGGTTATGTCGAGTGTGAGCAGGAAGTGCGTAGAAATGACGCTGAGCTGACTTCCTCCTTTAAGGAGGATTTTGCACAAGTGTCGTTGGTCCTCTGGGGTGCGGTACTGCAGAAGGTAGACGAAGACGTCTACCACCACAGAATCGTCCCAAAACACGGGCCAGGAGCTACTGCCGATCGACTTAAGGGAAACCGCAAGTTCGATCAAACAGAGTGGACAGAAAGACTTGAAAGAGTCTTCTCGTTTGGGGAATATCTTATCCCCAATTCCAGGTATCACATGGATACCCTCCCTCGTATCACCTTCCTCGAACCTGGAGCAGAGCGACCTGTGAAGGTCATAACTGTTCCTAAGACGTTGAAAACGCCCCGGATCATTGCTGTTGAGCCAACCTGCATGCAATACGTGCAGCAAGGCCTTATGGCTCGATTTGTGGAACATGTTGAAAGCCCTTTCATATCGATGGCGGAAAACCGCAATCGTGGCTTTCACATTGTTGGATTTACTGACCAGAAACCTAACCAGTTGATGGCTTGTGAAGGCTCTTCGTCAGGAGAGTTGGCAACACTAGATCTTAGTGAAGCTTCCGACCGCGTTTCCAATCAGCTCGTTAAGCTACTTCTTCGCAATTTCCCCAACTTAGCAGAAGGGGTCGATGCGTGTCGCAGCCGAAAAGCTGACGTACCTGGCAAAGGCGTTATGCGCTTAGCCAAGTTCGCGAGTATGGGTTCAGCTCTCACGTTTCCTATAGAAGCTATGGTATTTTCTACTATAGTCTTCATAGGGATTGCGCGTGAGCTCAAGACCCAAGTTACCCCGGAACTGATTGACAGGTACCGGGAACAGGTGCGCGTGTACGGTGATGATATTATCATTCCCGTGCGCTATGTGCGTGCAGTTGTCCATGAACTCGAGACTTTTGGGTTTCGAGTCAATAAGACCAAGTCATTCTGGACTGGAAAGTTCAGAGAGTCTTGCGGAAAGGAATACTATGACGGACATGACGTTTCAATCGCCAAGGTCCGACGAGAATTCCCGTCCGGACTGCAACACGTTGAGGAGATACTCTCACTTGTATCCCTACGTAACCAGTTTTATTTGCTGGGAATGTGGGGAACTGCATGTGAAATCGACAAATGGTTGGAGCAGCTCTTACGCTACTTTCCAATCGTTGCCGATACATCTCCGGCCATCGGTAGGTTGAGTGTTGCGTTCAGTTATGAATCTGAGCGTAATCATAAGACCTTGCATAGCCCATTGGTTAGGGCCTATGTAGCTAGGGGACGCATCCCGGAATCTCTCCTGGATGGACCCGGCGCCTTGGTTAAATGTTTGCTCAAATCAGGTGAAGAGCCTTTCATCGACAGCAAGCATTTGGAACGTGCAGGACGCTCCGAAGCCGTCAACATCAAGCTCGGATGGATCCAGCCCTTTTAACAAAGGGCTGGGATCGGATAAACTACACCCCTAGCGGGGGGTACCGATCACGGGAGACTAAGTCGTCTTCTTGAGACTTAGTCTCGGGAGATGCC